CTTGTAAACGGCCATGCCCTTGAGGTAGTGCGTTCCGTCAACAGCGACACGAACCTGAGCGTAACTGGATCCGCCAAGCGACAGATCTTTGTGTCCAGGCCGGACGAAGATGACGCCGTCAGCGGTCGCGCCGCCGTCCTTGGCGTAACGGACTGCAATGCGCTTGGAACTGACGGAGAGAGGCGGCAGGATCCTGTTGTAGGATGCGCCACCATCTTCGGAGTAACCAGTGATCTGCTTGATCTGATCGCGGTTCCGATACACCTCACTGTACGGTGTCTTCGGCGCGGCCAGAACCTTGACAGTGGTGTTCTTTCCGGTTCCGAGTTGCTCGACCGGAATGTAGTGAACGGTGTATCCGTCTTCCTGGAGCTTGGCGACCGCGATCTTCAGCTTGCTGTTGCTGATGCCGAGATGTTGTTCGACACCGCTGCCGATGTCGATGTAGTGCTTCTCGTCGATCTGGTCCTTGAGCATGTTCGTGGTGGCCTTGAGAACGGCAGCGCGTTCCTTCTGGCCAGGCTCGAGCAGAGCACGAATGGAAGACTCGGGTCGACCCATACGTTCGCCGATGGCGATGTTCGAGTAACCCTTCTTCTTCAGACGCTCGGCCATGTTGATGTCGGCCTGCTTCTGAGCGTTCTTCGCGATCGACTTGAGGTTGCGAAGCTGCGACGTCTTCATGCCGAAGCCCTTAGCAATCTCGGCTTCGCTCATGCCGGACTTGCGCATCCCTTCGACAGTGTCGAGGAACGTCTTGTTGCGCTCACCCTGAGTCTTACCGGAACCCCACGGGTAGCGGCCGGACTTGCGAAGGATGCCGTAGTGCGCGAGGTAGTTCTCTTCGTCGATAATCAACCCAACGCCTCCATCCTCAGTTCGTCAATCCTCTTGTCGAAGGCGATGATCTTCGCCATGATGTGCGTGATGGCGTCGATGTCACCTTCGTAAATCAGGACCTGGTTGTTCTGGTAGATCCTGAGTTCAATACCGGCAAGCTCCGTGGGCTTGTATCGGTACTCGAGGCAGAACAACGCTGCGTAGACCAAGAGCTGCGTGACGGACGTCTTGACAGTACCCGTCTTCAGGTCGTGGATCCGCAGGAAGTTGTTCCGGAACGCTATGGCGTCGGTGGTGCCGAAGCAGTTGATCGAGTAGTACAACGTCTGCTCGGGCGACATCCGGTAACCGATGGCGTCGTTGACGTACAGGTTCAGCGTCTTCTTGATCTCCGGCAGCTTGACCCCGAGACGAATGAGGTTGTTGGCCAGAGCGTGCAGTTCCGTACCGCGCTGTGCGGCCCAAGCGGTCACGAAGCGAGCATCAAGCTTCTCGTCGTCGTAGTTCACCCAAGCGTTGTTACTCGGGCTGAGGAAAGCGTGTGCGCCGGGGAGACGCGAATGCTCGTTGAAGTTCATCGAGAGTGGTCTCTTCGTTAGAAGGGTAGATGAACGCCGCGAATGACATCTCATTAAGCATGTCGACGTAGTAGGCCTGATTCGGCCTCTGAGGCGCCCTCTCGCTGGCTTTCACCTCAAGCATGGCCCAGTGTTCCCCGTAGAAGATCACGAGGTCTGGGATGCCTTGTAGGTAATCCGGGTCATTCTTCAAGACGACGCAGCCGGGGAACATACGCTTGAGCTTCCGGATGAGACCGGCTTGGTAGTCACGCTCAAGCATAGTTCGCTCCTGTCACAGGTCAAAAGAGAAAGCGTACTCTACCCCTTCTATTATAACCCATGTAATTCCGACGATGTAATATCTGCGCGCCTCTACAGCAACATGAATTTCTGGTAGGTTGGCCAGACCCAGGTCTTGCTTGTGATGGCCAGAACTATGTCTACTTCGAGCAGACCGTGGATGACTGCGGCTTCCCACGAAGTCTTGTAGTGCTGCTTGGTCTCCGTGTCCTCGATGGGGACGTCGAACCCGATTGGGCCGGTCTTGTGTTGCTGAGCGTACTGAACCGCGAACCATCTCGGGCGCCACAACAGATTGGGGACGCTGTTGTTGAACCTGTCGCCGTCGAGGTTTATCGGCGTGTTGAACTCGAGGCTCCTCGCCGTCTTGATAAAGGCATGGGCTACGAGGAGAGCGACCGACCGCTTGTACTGAACCCTGTTGCGAGTGAGCCCTACATTCACGACTCCGGACTGATTCACCAACATGGCCATGGTCTGTCCGGTCTCGTCGTTGCGGACGATTCCGGTGTCGCTCACCGAGTAGTTCGGGAAGCCTTGTATCTGACGCCACTCCTCGGTCATACAACCACCTCGTGCACTTTCTGTGCTGTGAAACGGACACTACAGACATCTTGCGACACTTTGCAAGAAGTCGGGCGCTCGGTCAAATCTGCGAAAAAAACGCGAAAACTTTTTTATTTTTACAAACCTAATATCTACAGATACTAAGTTCGCAGGAAGGGGAGAGTTTCTCACCAGATTTGGCAGATTTGACCGAGGCATGTGCACAAATTGGACATTTTAACGCTGTATACCCTGCGACCTGCACTTTTTCATGATCAACACCACTTCAACCACTGTCCGTTTTACCCCGTTTTGCTCTGCCAAAACTGACACTTTTGAATGACACTTTTTTCGACTTTTTTTTCGACGTTTTTTTTTGTCATTTTTGGCAGAGCTAGAAACGGACATTTCGGGCCCACGTTTTTGAGCTAATTCAGATTTGACCGAGCGAAACGGGTCTCGTTGAAGCTCTTTTTGGCCGTAAGCGCTCGCGCCACAACCTTGTCGATGACCGCTTCGCTCTTCAAAGTGTAGTAGAACAGCTCCGTGAAGGGCGTATTCAGCCGGTCGATTCGGCCGTGCGCCTGGTGCCAGTTCTTGTACGAGTACGTCATCGAGTGGAACACCATCGCGTCTGTCGTGATGCAGTTCCAACCTTCCGCGCCGGCGACGTACTGAACCAAGTACACCCATCTCTCTGTGTCTGGAATCTCCTGGTGTTTGTGCCCGTTCCACTCCGCCACCGTAACTTCGTCGGCCAGTAAACGGAGGCTCAACAGCTCGTAGTCGAAGTTGTAGAACACGATCAGCCGCGGGTGTTTCTTCATCAGTTCCCGTACTGCCGCAAGCCTCGACGGATCGCCGTACGCCACCTTCCGCAAGAGTATGAACAACTCCGCCACGTCCCTCACAGGACGCTCCTCGAAGGGGTTCCAGCGCTCTTTCAGGACCTTGTCGAACAATCCCTGGTCGTACTTCACAGGCACGCTTAGAGAGCGTCTGACGGTGTGCCTGAGGTATGGCATGTCCACCAGGATCGAGTTCCGGTACCGTACCAGCTTCCCCGTCTGGATGTAGCGGTCGACCTTCGGGAACTTGCTGAAGGTGTTGTAGACGACGTGCTCACGCTTGAACTCGCTGCGGTTCTTGTAGAACCCGTTGGCAACGAACACCGGGATGTAATCCATCCAAGTATCTCCGGGGGTGGCGCTGAGCAGGATCCAGTGATTGCTCTTCGAGATCTTGATGAACTTACTAGACCATGCACCAGCGCCAACCAACCGCTGTTCGTCGAAGATGAAGAACGCGTCCTTCACGTCTTCGTACTTCCCGATGTTGTTCCACGAGTCGACCGTGAGCACGCCGGCCACTGTCGCGTCTCTTGCCCTACCCACCCCGAACTTCACGAACTCGCCCTCCCAGTCGAGGGAGTCACGCTTCTTCGCGGTAGTGATGACGTAGACGTCTTTCGGTGCTTCGCGTTCCATGTAGTATGCCGCCGCCGTTAGCGACTTACCTGTCCCCACGCCGCCGCAGAGGATCTTGCCGTTGCCCAGCTTGTTGATCGCGGTCCTCTGATGCGGATACAGGTCTACGGCCATGGTCTTACTCCTGGCTTGGGCCCCCGTAGCTCGCGCCGGCGAGGGTCTTGACTTCCGCGGCCTTCTTGGTCACGGTCTTGGCAGGCTTGTCCAGCTGCACGACGAAGCGCTCGACCAAGGTCGCCTCGTCCATGATTGCGCCGGCCGGCTGAGCGCCGTTGATGCTCGCTATCCCCTTCACCATCGCGGCCGCGGCGTCGAGGAAGTCCAAGGACGGCGTCCGCGGCGGCATGGTGGGGTTGACGTGCTGGCGACGTGCCTTGAACTCGGCGTAGAGCTTGTCATAGATAGGAGTCTGAGACATCAGCGTTCCTTTACTACTAGATGGTTGGCAGTACCTTACAGCCGCAGATATTATCCCCGCCCCTGCGACCCCGACCCCAGTTCACGTTCGAACAACGCGAGAATTGCGCTGGCTGTCGTCTCGGCCAGGTCCTCCGGAACAGGACGCCCTATGGTATCCGCCGACTGCTGGACCTTGAGCGCGGACCGGATCAGGATGAGCACAGTTTCGTGTCTGATCGTGGTCTTCTTCTCGCGCCGTGCCTTGTCCCGAGCTTCCATCTCCTCGAGGAGACGCGCGTTCAACGCCTCTTTCTCAGCAAGAGACAGTTTGTTGAACTTGGCGAAGATCTCGTCCATCACACCCCCATGATCTGGATCGCGATCTCCTCGACGCCCATGTGGACGCCGGCGCCGTTCTTCCGGAGTACCCGGACTATCTTGTCGTACTTCTCCCGGTCCATCTCCAGCTTCTGGAACGAGGCCTCCAGGTCCGATCGCTTCGGAACCATCGACACAGGGTGAACCGCCGTTCCGTCGAACACCTTCAAGATGGCGTCGGTCGCCTCCTCGCAGGCCTCGGACTGAAAGATCTCGCCGTGGTACGTGGCCGCGTCCTGCTTGCTCATGGCCTCGCGTATGATCTCGAACACTGCCGAGTGGTTGTCGACACCCGTCAGCCTGAACGTCGACCGGAACTGCTGGTCGCGGTAGACCTTGAAACTGGTGGCGCTCCCCCGAACGATCCAGTCGCCGTTGTACGCCCGGACGTTCTGCTTGTACTGCGGCCGCTCGACCTCGACCTTGATGTACCGGGTGTCCGGCTTACCCTTGACCCGATCGATCGTGTTGATGGTGCTTCCACACCACTCGGCGACCTCTTCGAAGTTCTCCGCGGTGATCTTGACCGCGATGACGTCGAAGGACCTACGAGCGTACCTGTCGAACATGATCATGGAACTGCCCCCTACTTGACGAGCGGCTGGTCGTCCCAGCTATAGTTGATGTAGTCGTCCTTCTGGTCCTCGGTCAGAAGCATCCAGAAGTCGTAGAACTCCGAGAGCGTCATCTTGTCGTGCGCCGGCCCGATGAGCTCGACCTCGACCTGCTCGTCCATCAGGTCCGAGAGTGAGGTGTACGTGACGTCGACGTGGACGTAGTCCGCCACCACGTCGGCCAGGAAGTTGATGACCAGCAGCACGAAGCAGATCGCGATGAAGGCCCAGAACTCGCTCACGGTGTGCATCAGTTGATCTCCCTGTCGTCCTTGGATCCCATGGCGTAACCGATGATCACGCCGACCAACAGCGTGA